AAGAGAACCCTATCAGTCTATGGTGACATCAACTGTGAGAACATCAATGTATACGAACTGACCGCTACTGGTGAGATTAAGAACATCTATACCAAGAATGAGATTGTGGGAGAGGAAGGAATTGACCTCGCGAAAGGTAAGTTCCATGTGGACTCTAACGGTAATGTAAACGCCCAGATGGTGGACACAGACAACATCTCGACAAATGACATTACGACAGGTGCTCTGACGTCAGGTACATTGAGAATAACACAGACTGACATAGATGATAATGGGGTCGTTAGTGAAACAGACAATCTAAAGATTGCTACCATAGATGACGAGCACAATGTTGATATTGATATCAATAAGGTATCGGATATTACAATAAGAGGAAAGGCGGACAACCCATCTAAAGTGGATTCCGATATTCCTATAGTTCTTGATTGGGAAAGTGGTATCCATATATCAAATAAGAAAAATCTTCTTGGATACAAGGGTAATACCGTGTCTGGTATGAGTGGATATAATGGAAATCTTGACCAAAAGGTTAAGTACTATGCAAACCAGTGTATGGACACAACCAAGAAGAACGCAATAATCAAACGTACATTATTCAACTCAAACAACAATTATTGTGGTGCTCGTCAGACATCTTTGAGTGGCATGCAGAGTGCATTGGGTTCTACATATATACAGGTATGTAATCCATCGGGTTATGTGAAGAACTACACATTTGATGGTAATTCCGACTATGGTTCAAAGAAACCAATCACTGTGACCACCGATATCACAAAATCAAGTTTGAGCACAATACAGACACAGTCGTGTTGTTCGTTTGTCATTGGTGATGAATTGAGCGAATCAACCGCCAATACATTTAATCTTAAGTTCCACAAACCATTTGTTTTTGCGGTATCAATGAACACGAGCTGCTCTAATGGTAAGTGGGCCGTGTTGAAAGCCGGAAGCTCAAAGGTTGTGTTTAAGGTTGTTGTGGTTGGTGATGACATATCAGGACCACCAAATATATGGGATGTCAAGACCATTGAATGTGGATTTGGTGATGGAGATATTTCATGGAGTGGATATGAACAGGCGTCTAAGAGTGGAAACGATAGATGGAGAGAATATGTTCGAACAAGAGTATTCGTCGTGAAACCGAATGACATTACATTTGAAGGTAACTTTGCCGGATATAAAAACCTTAAGGTATACGTTGTTCCTATCGTCAATATGAGATTTGAGTCGGAGGGTGATAAGAAGAAACTTGTTGATTACATAGGATGTACTCAGTTCTTACCAAAATCAAATTATGACGTAAGCAAAAGGGATACTGTATATGTTAGGTCATATGATACAAACCCCGACAATGTGATATTTACCAAGTCAAGTATTACCGAAGTACAGAAACAATATACATCGTTGACATACGAATACAACGATGGCTCCGATTCATTCAAGGTATTGAATGTTGATAAATCGGGTATCGTGTTTTCACCTGATGGTCATTGTGTGATGGGTATCGGACAGACATCCTACAATCTCGGTATCGTGTTCTTTGAGAGAAATGTTTGTAATTCGGCACCACCGACAAACTCCGAATTTAGAGTGATACATCTTGACACACTCCACGACATCATTACGGACCTCAAAGAATCATATACATTGTAATGGAATGGAACGACATCTTATCGGTGTCGTTCTTTTCTTTTATTATATTAGGAGAAATATACCAATTAAATACTGATATGAACGTCAAGCTTTTGGCTGATATGGATTTCCAGTCCATCATTGGCGAGTCTATGGCACAGACTCAGACAGGTGCCGAACTCCTTAACAAGTACAAATCACATCTTCTCGTCAATGAGGCCAACTGTGCTCTTATCAACTCATTCGTGAAGGAAGCCGTAAACCACACATACGACAATGGTGTGAATGAGGCTCTTGAGATTGTTTCAAACTTCATCAACGAGAACAAGGCTTCTTGGGCACTCGCGTCCGCATGTGAGTCAATCAACAACAACGGAAGCTCATACAACTACATCAAGAGAAATGCCGCTAAGCAGGTGGAGAAACTCCTTGAGATGGATGAAGCCAACGTGGTTAAGTATGTGAAGAACGGAGCCCTTAAGAACGTAATGTTCTGCGAGGAATTCCGTAACATCGCTAAGCAGATTTTCAAGGAAACCCCTATGGTTGAGGCTGCTGCAGACTATGTGGTGACACATCCTGTATCATTCTTCGAGTCGGTTGGTGATGGTATCTGCTTCGTTGCAGCAGGCCGTCTCTTCAAGATTGACGATGACAAGAACGTTTGTGAGGGTAACTGGAACGAGGTGTCTAACACATTCCGTACAATCACATCTATCCTTGAGTCAGCACACTCACAGGTGGATGGATATTCAATCACAGTAAAGGCCGGTAACGGAACATATGTAATCTCTGAGGAGAACAAGGTAGTCCGTGAGGGTAAGGAGATGTCAGTATCTGAGCTCCGCGAGCACAACAGACTCGTCCTTATGACCGCGAATCCACGCATGCGTAATCAGTTCGCCGCACTCCTTGAGGGTATCGCTCTCATCGCTGAAAACTATTCAAGAATCGCGAACATGGACAACGTGGGTATCTATGAGACAAAGAACGACCGTTTCCTTGTTATCGAGGGTGAGGACAGACTCTATGCGACTCTCCTTATGAGTAACAGACATCCACAGTGGACAATCAATGAGAACGCCGTTGACGCAATCTCTTTCATCAAGACAAAGACCAATGTCAACATCTCGGAGAACTACTCTGATATGGTAAAGACACACCTTGAGAGAGTGTCGGAGAAAGAGCAGGAGTCAATCAAGCAGGAAATCCACGAGCAGAAGGTACAGACATACCGCGAGAGAATCGAGGCACTTACCGAGAAGTTCAAGGATGACCCTACCAAGCTTGCGGTCCTCTCAAAAATCGCACAGGAACTTAACACAGTCGAGGAATAATTCTTACAAACCCTATCCAAATAAGGATGGGGTTTCTTATTATTTATACAAACAAGGACTACTATGGACACACTGACATATAATATATCCGAAAACAAACCATTCGTATTTGAGACTTTGGTCGCCAAGGACATCAACACAGGAGATGAGGTCGTGTTGGGGTATCGTATAAACTACTGTATATCCCAAAATGAAGACGGCTTCTGGCAATACTACACCCTCGACCTATCCACTACAATGTATGATTACATAAAGGGTGATTCAAACAAGGTATACGAATGTGTGATATCAAAAATAGTCCGACAGAGATACCCGGATAACGATATGACCGCGATTCTTTCCAACTATCTCAACGAACCCGATAATGAGAAATACATCAAGGAGTTCAGAGAAGTTCAGGACTGGAGAAAGGTCGCAAAGTCAGTCGCAAAATATATCGTGGACAACGAGATTATCTAATTGATACACAAATAGTTATACCAAACCTCGGCTTAGCCGGGGTTTTGTTGTCTAAAATAACGATGGGTATTGTATATATTAGATTGTACACTTTGTAAAATACTATATAACGATATGAAAATAATCAAACGAGATGGCCGTACCCAGGAGTATTCGTGGGAGAAGGTCGAAAATGTCGTGTGCAAGGCATTCGGCAGTGTTGGTCAGGAAGTACCTGACAAGTTCCTTGAGCAGTTGAAGCAGTCGGTTGAGAGTGCAATCAAGAACAAGGACTCGTTTACTGTGGAGGAGATGCAGGACCTCATTCAGAAGGAACTCATCAAACGGAATAAATATGATGTGGTTGAGTCATTCATCCTCTATCGCAACAAGAGAACGGAGATTCGTGAGCAGAACTCCGACCTCGTCAAGAACATCACGAAGAAACTGAACGGAACGAACATCGAGAACCAGAACGCCAATGTGGATGAGATGAGTTTCGGCGGTCGTATCGGTGAGGCTACACGTGTCGTTACCAAGAACGACGCCCTCAAGTACCGAATGAGTAAGAAGAGTCGTAAGAACCATGAGAACAACGAGATATACATCCATGACCTTGACTCATACTCAAGCGGTATGCACAACTGTCTTTCAATACCGTTTGATGACCTGCTCGCAAAGGGATTCAAACTCAAGCAGACCGATGTTCGTCCAGCCGGTTCGGTCAATACCGCGTTCCAGCTTGTTGCGGTCATCTTCCAACTCCAGTCACTTCAGCAGTTCGGTGGTGTCTCGGCGACCCATTTGGATTGGACTATGGTGCCGTATGTGAGGAAATCCTATTGGAAACATTTCAAGGATGGTCTACAGTACATTGAGGGATTTTCCGAATATGACGCATGGAACTTTATACACGTCGTGGAAGAACATTATGGAAATCTTAAAGATATTTCCATTGAGTCACAGACAGTATACAATAAGGCCAAAGTGTATGCCCTCGATATGACCAAGAAAGAGATATACCAGGCGGTAGAGGGTCTTTATCACAACCTCAACACACTGCAGAGTAGGTCAGGTAACCAACTCCCGTTCACATCAATCAACTATGGTACATGTACACTCCCCGAGGGTAGACTTGTAATCGAGGCGTTACTTGATGTATCAATCGAGGGACTCGGTACGACAGGTAAGACATCAATCTTCCCTTGTGGTATCTTCCAATATATGAAGGGTGTCAACGACCGTCCGGGTACACCGAACTATGACCTCTATCAGCTCGCCCTCCAGTCAACATCACAGCGACTCTATCCGAACTATTGTAATGTGGATTGGTCAAAGAACGCGGGTTATGACATCAATGACCCAAGAACATATATGTCAACGATGGGTAAGTGAAAATGCAGCTCATCTAAAACCTTTTGAACCGTGCCAACGGGTGTGAGAATTTTTTCTTGCTAACGGTTAGGTCTTAATAAAACAAAAATTGCTGTCATATTATTAAGATGAGACCGTGCTAAGAATCAATTTTGACAAAATGTTCATCTACAAGATTACAAATACTAAAAATGGTAAAGTCTATATTGGTCAATCAATTAGACCCATTGAACAGAGATTCAAAAGACATATTGTTGACGCAATCAATAATACTTTGGATACTCATTTTGCAAGAGCAATAAGAAAATATGGACCAGATAGTTTTGTAATTGAACACATAGATACTGCGACAACACAATCGGAGTTGAATGAAAAGGAACAATTTTACATTACACAATACGATAGTGTTAACAATGGATATAATGAAACCGATGCGATTTACAAGTGTGGTGGTAATACATACTTAAGTAAAACGGAATCTGAATTGGACATTATTAAGGACAAAATCAGAACATCAAAGATTGGTGCAAAGAATCCGAATAGTAGAGCAGTTAAGGCGAAAAATGTCGACACAAATGAAGAGTTCTTTTTTGATACCGTTGAAGAATGTAAACGATTTTTTGGTGAAAAACATCATAGGTTTATAACCACAAGAGTTAAAAAAGAAACACGTTCATTATATAAAGGTGTTTGGAATATCGCTTATAAAGAGGATGAATATTTTAAGGACGCCACAAGAACTGTGGTAAGAAGAAAACAAATTGATTAAAGTGTATCGACTATCCCCGATGAATGTAAGGGAGTAGGTTATGAGATAGGCACATAACCGAAGCGGAAGGCAACCTAATGGTTGAAGATATAGTCAGTGCCAATAGTGATATTGGATATAACGTGTAGAACAGCAAACTTATTTGATATAAACGGACTCGGTCAGCTCAAGGACGGAAGAGGAAACATCTGTCCTGTGACCATCATCATGCCGACACTCGCTATGCAGGTCAAGGGTGAAAGTAGTCCTGTGGAGGCGTTCCTCAAGCTCCTTGACAAGAAGATTCACGAGGCCAAGGATATGCTTATCGAACGATTCAATCACATCTGCAGTCAGTCGCCAAAGTCAGCCCAGTTCATGTGGGACAACGGAACAATGGCGGGATATGTGCCGGAGGAGGGAATCCGTTCCGCACTCAAACACGGAACACTCGCGATAGGTCAGCTCGGACTCGCTGAGACACTCCAGATTCTCATCGGTACTGACCATACTACTGATGATGGCATGTATCTCGCTAAGATGATTGAGGAAATGTTCGCCACAAGATGTAGTCAGTTCAAAGAGGAGTATAAACTCAATTTCGGTGTGTATTATACCCCTGCGGAGAACCTCTGCTACACCGCGATGAATAAGTTCAAGGAAAAGTATGGTATCATTCCTAATGTGTCTGATAGAGAGTACTTTACAAACTCAATGCACGTCCCAGTATGGCATGATGTGGACCCATTCAAGAAGATTGACATCGAAAGTCAGTTGACTGGTTACTCATCTGCGGGATGTATCACATATGTGGAACTTCCATCAACAACCATGAACAACCTTGAAGCACTTGAAACCATCGTCAACTATGCTATGGACAAGGATATCCCTTATTTCGCGGTCAACGTACCTGTAGACCAGTGCGAGTGTGGATACACAGGCGAGATTGGTGACACATGTCCGAAATGTGGTTCAGACAAGATTGAAAGACTCCGTAGGGTCACAGGTTACCTCTCATGTGACTACAGGAATTTCAACAAGGGTAAACAGGTTGAGGTAGAGGAACGAGAGAAACATATA